AGGTAAAACCCAAGTTGTCAACAGGCGAGGGCTATTCCGGCGGCGGGACGGTGATCGAAATCACTTCACGAGATATTTCCCCCGCACCGTTTTACGCCGGTAAAATAGAAGTGGACGAGGGCAATATTTCGGGAGCCAACGATGACGTAACTACAGCCGTAGCAAGCGGAAGCCATGGATAAAGCATTCACACAGGACATCGCCGACTGGTTAGAAACCCCACGCGAAGAACGCGACGTGAGAAAAGGGGCTGAACTGCTTTTGCGCATCAATGGCAACCGACATATTTACCAACTGGCAATGATACGCCCGGAAACGGCACACGACCATGTGGAAGCCGACCTAAGGAAATTCCTACGAATTCGGCTGGACGGCCACACCATGGAGAGCGTTCGCCAAATGGATAGCGAGTTGATTCCGAAAGTGCAGAACATCATCACGACACAACAAGACGAAAGTGAAGACGCACCGGAAGAGACAGATGACACAGTACCGGCACATCGCGGAAAGCGCAGCGACCACAACGAACTACCTGAAGAAATTCGGGCTATCTATGAACGCGGTGGTGAACTCTTCGAGAAGATCAAGCAAATCTTTACAGAATTGCAGCAGATGGAGAACGCCCCGGCTTGTGATCGCTACGAAAAGCTCAAGGTGCTAAAGCCGCTTGTGAAAGAATACACCGACGGCTGGGAACGTTATGACAACTATAATTCCGATATGTCGCAAGAAGAAGCAGTGGAAGCGGTCGATGAAGCGCCGGAGCCCGGCAACGAAGTCAAACGAGTGGGGGCGGCAAGGAAGTTCATTTCAACACACGTAGCTAAACTCGAAACACTGCTACAGGCAGAAACAATCGACGAGGCAGAGGTTGAAAATGAACGCCGGCAAATCGCAGAGAGAATGGCATTCATCGCAGAAACAGGTGGAAGTTTCAAACCCGATTTCGCCCAACGAATACACGCCTTAGGAGTGGACATTGAACCCACTACTGAAGGCGAACAATAAAACGATTTTTTTGTTTAGGTTGACGGGGCGGACGTTGAGAAAATGTTCGCCCCGTTTCTTCTAACAAACGAACTCATGCACACAAAAGAAGACAAACCAACAATACACGACCCGAGAGAGGAACCGACACAGTTCTTCATCACAGACAGGTTGCAACTGGGAGAGATCATCGAGCAATTGACAGAATTCACGGGGAAAGCCGATTTGAAAATCATGTCGTTTTCGGTGGGAGAGGAATTCGTGAGAAAAATCCACATGCTCAAAAAGAGAGGAAGGATCAAACACGCCGAACTCTTTTTTGATTTCAAAGCCGCAGAAAAGACAGCACGAACAAATACACTCACAACAACCGTTTTTGACCGAGTCTGCTATTGTGCCAATCATGCAAAAGTAGTCGTCGTGGACGGCGAAGAACAAACTTGCACCATCGTCACATCGCAAAACGGGACGAGAGGCACAAGAAACGAGGTTTATTTCATTACAAACAAGGGGGAAATTGCAGAATATGTGCGAAGAAAATTGGAAAAACTCCGAGCTTCTCGGATCAATACAGGAGATTGACTACGAACTCTTCAAGCGCTTGGTTCGCGCACTCACACCCATCTCGGATATTGCAGTGCTCATGGGCGTGGACGAGGCCATATTGCGTGATAATATCGAGGATCCGAATACGCCCGTGTCCAAAGCATTTCGACGCATCAGAGCGGAAACCGCGCTTGAAATCCGAGAAAGGAACATCGAATACATGGAAGCGGGATCACCGAGCGCGACAGAAAAGGTTTCGGAATTCCTCAAACAGGCCTTTCTTGATCTATGAATTTGGCACTGATCGAAACCGCACAGAAATTTCTCTTTGCAGATGAGAGAGAAATGCAGGAGGCGGGACTTTCGCAGGCCACGCGGGGAAGAATGATCAGGCTAAGGGATATTTACAACCACTGGCTGGCTCATCCGAGATTACTGGACAAGGATATCGTCGTTGAGATCATTCGAAGGTATCGCATCGGAAAGTCCATGGCATACGAAGATCTCAAGATCATCAAGTTCTGTTTGGGCGCGATGAATCAGAGCACCGTGGATTTTGAGCGCTGGCAATTTCGACAAAGATTGGACGAGGCTTGGAATACGGCACGCATCAACGGAGACGCACGCGCCATGGCGCAACTCGTCAATGCACAGGGAAAGTTTATGCGACTGGACAAAGACGAAGCGACGGCACCCGACTACTCAACGATTACACCTCCTTTCTTGGAAATTACAGGCGACGTTTCGGTGGTAGGTTTCGATCCGATTGCAGACGTGGACAAGCTGGTGAAAAAGTTGACTGCTCGATACATCAAGGCTGAAGCACATGACGTGGAATTTGAAGACATCGAAAACGAAACCGACACATGAGAAGATTCTTATATCGCGTCGAAGCGATTACAGCCGCAGCCGTCAAGACGACCAATGTGGCGGTGGCACCCGACGGGCACAGAGCCATGTTCGTGGGACGGGCGCCGAACGCCGAAGAGTGGTGCTTGACCAATATAGCAGAGGCCGACACGACAGAAAGTGTCGAAGACGGCTTAAGGCTTTACACGACTAAAATCACAGTGACGACCCACCGCCACACCCCGCTCGCAACAACGGCGGCACTGTTACTCACAGACGCCGAGGGGACACGCTGGTTAGTGGGTGGGAAGGGACCGACCGACCCGCTCTTCACCACAGAGCAGCATCACCCGGGTGAATTCAATTCGCCCACGGTGGTAGTGGTAAACATTACGTGGACGTCGGTTTTTCCCATGCTGGAGATCATTTAATAAACAGAGGACATTTGCAATTCATGAATGAAATAATTGAAGCCTTTCGCGACACGCTTTGGCTTTTTCTAAAAGAGCATGCACACACGCACACCGCGGTCATTACGTTGTGCACGGCTGCTATTCTTGTAGCCATGTTTCTCGATCTATGTTTTGGCGTACACAAGGCCAAACAACGCGGCGCAACCGTGACATCGAGGGGCCTGAAAAAAACAGCCAAAAAGGCCATGAGATATTTTGTGCCTTTCTTTGTGCTGACACTACTCGATATCGTGGCGTGCTATCTTTTGCCCGCACCGTTCTTCTGCATGGTATGGAGTGCTTACTGCCTGATATGTGAATTTAAGAGCATCCGAGAATCGTGCTGGGAAAAGGAAGAAATCGAAAAGCAAAACCGCACGATTTACACCATCATTGAGGATAGAAACGATTTGGCACGACTCATCGCAGACGCTTTCGAGCAACAATTGGAAAATAAGAAAGAGGCAACAGAAGAAAAAAACACGGAAGATAAGGAGGAGTAAGCATGGCAACATTGCAACAGCGCGCCGAACAAATTAGAGACGAGGTGCAAGAGGCGGCAAATACGGCGCAACGCGTCGGACAGCTGCTCATTGATCTCATCGCGTTGATAAAAGGCGCTGACAGTCGATATCTTTCAGGGATTCGCCCCGACACGGCACATGCACCCATCCACTTTGCCCAAGGACTGACATCAAGAGGAATTCAAGTGCAGGGCACAGCCAACGTGGAAGGAGCATTTTCCGTGGGTGATTTCCACGCAGGTATGAGTGGCGCCGGTATATCAGCCGACGGCACGGCCGAAGTCGAACGACTGACAGTGCGCTCAAAATTGGAAGTGGCAGAAATGCAGATCAACCGACTCACAGCCATGGAGGGGGATTGGTTGTTGACTGAGAGTGGCACGGTGGAGCACGTCGAACAACGAGGGGCGCAATGGGTATTAACCATGCGACGCAGGTTTGAAGGGGACTTCACCGCTTTTGCCGTCCATGACGTGATCAAAGGTATCGTAAGCACCGCAGCCGTCAGAGCCTTTCGGCCCAACACGCCTTTGCCCACGCCCGAAACGGCGATTTACGCCGTGGCATGGCTCAGAGTCGAAAGCGTGGACATCAACGAAAACTCGATTACTTGCTCTTTGTATGACAACGCCGACGTTCCCGGTGGAGCAAATATGCAGCCGTGCGAGGGAATGAATCTCGCACGGTGGGGTAACACGAGTATTGCAGAACGCAGATCATGCTTGTATCTCTCATCAAGGGAGGGACGCATTGTGCATTTGCAGGGAGTGACGGCGCCGAAAATTACGCCGGAGAACCAACGAGCTGCCTTTGGCTCTTTGCCCGAATTTCTGAAAAAGGAACTGGCAGGAGTCATTGACGCAAACGATGATTATCTGTTTGCACGGGGGCTTGTGGTACAAGACATCATTCGACTCGACGCAAAGGCAAATCCTATTCCTGAAATTGTGGATCGGGGCAACTGGAAGCAAGGAGCAAAGTATTACGGCGGGACACGGAACCCGGAAACGAAACGCTTTGAAATAAGCGACGTATGGCGAGAAGGGGCCCGGTGGAGGTGCACGACAACGAAATCCAAAGGTACAACAGAACCACCGACGCCGAACTCTATTCACTGGACGCTCATTCAAGCCAAGCCGAAGGACGGGAAAGACGGGGGAAATTACAAAACGAACCTTATAGATAATAGTTCTTTTCAGGAAGGAATAAAGGGGTGGGATTCCGAACAAATTGAGGGCGTTTTTGAAGACGGGCTATTTAGCCCGGTAGTAGGGACAAGGGCGATTAAGTTTGAAGTGAAAAGTTTGCGAGAACATGATTACGCCGGGATCTCTCAAGAACTTTCATCATACGATTTGCCGCCGAATACAATTTGCACATTAAGCGTTTGGGTAAGAGCCACATCGGATTTAAGGCAAGCGGCAATTATCGTGGCACCCAATTTGGAATCGCGCCCCTGGGCTGGTAAAGACATCGTAAAAGGACAAGAAGGGTGGCAGCGCAATGTCCTTAAATTTACGACGCCGCGAGACGTAGGGGGAAAGCCGGTAAGAGTCTACATGTTGCTCTACAATCAAGAGGAGAACGCAACCGTCTGGTTCGCCGCCCCTAAGCTCGAAATCGGAGACACCCCCACCGAGTGGACAACATCGGAGAACGACCGAAAGGGCACCCCCGGCAAGAGCAACTACACGCACATCGCCTATTCGCAGCACAGCGACGGGAGCGAGCTCACCTTTTCGCCCGCGAACGCCTTATATATCGGGCTCTACACCGACGAGAACCCCGCCGCTTCGTCGGACCCCGCGCGCTACATTTGGACACAATTCCGCGGAGACAAAGGAAGCACGAAGTACTTACACATCGCACACGCGAACGGTTTGGCCGACGAAGCGTTTAAGGACTTCACCACGTCGAACCCCGACGGCCGAAAGTTCGTCTACATGGGAACGTGTGTCGATGAAAACAGCCCCGACCCCACCAAGCCGGAAGCTTATCAGTGGACAAAGGTGGAAGGCGAGCAAGGCGCGCCGGGCGACCCCGGAAAGAACGGTTTGACAAGCCACACGCACACGGCATACGCCAACAGCGCAGACGGACAAGTGGACTTCACCACCACGCCGGGCGGAGCGGCTTTTGACTACATCGGGATCTACACCGACTTTAAAGAGGAGGCGTCGAAAGCCCCGCAGCGTTATGCCTGGGCAAAGGTGAAAGGCAATCAAGGCGACCCCGGCGAGAAGGGCGACCCCGGCGATAAAGGCGACAACGGCCGCGGCATTGACCACATCGAAACGTTCTATCTGCTCACGGCCGACGGCACAGCCCCCGAATACGGCACCCGCGATTGGAAAAGCAAACCGTCCGTGCCAACGCCGGAAACGCCGTGGCTTTGGACGTACGAGCGGGTGGTTTATTCGGACGGGAGCAGCGAATGGAATGCAGTCCGTTTGGTTACGCGGTTGGGGAAAGACGGAGCCGAAGCTGAACCCACGCGTCCCAATTTGCTTGACGGAACGGATTTTCATCAAGACGGAGCATGGGAATCGGGACTCAACGGCACACATGCCAAGACTGAGAAGGCGAAAAACGTACAGCCCGCCGTCACAGGGTGCGGAGTGCTGAGAACGCTGGTGGAACGCGGAGCCGTAGGTGAAGAATTCGCGCAATTCTCGCAGCGCATACCGATGGATTTGGTAGCAGGACTGGACTACACATTTTCGGTTTATGTCCGTGGTAGCAATACCGGCTGGATGATCGTCTTTCCCAATTCTGGCGAGCATTTTCGACTTTCGGCAGCAAAGCCCGGGGCGTGGCAAAGATTGTCGGTTTCATTTAAGGCAAGAGCAGCAAGACCCGGAGAGGAAAACCGCGCTTATTTACGCTGCTGGCTGAAAAACGCCGACAATGCACAGCGACACGAGGTGCTATTTTGCGCTCCCAAATTGGAAGAGGGCATAACGGCCACGCCATGGTGCTTATCAGAAAACGACAAAGTGGGCGCCACCGTGCAACATCGTGGTTTTTGGGACGCGTTTCCCGACGGGACGGTATTTCGGGGACGCAACGAGACGGGAGGAGGTTATGAAGACGTGGTGGATATTTTGACGCCCGCGGGGACACGAGAAGCATATCGTTGCACCCGCACGCATACCAAAGCGGGAAACGAGACGCGCCCCGGTGCCAATTCACCATATTGGAAAAAGGGCGACTCGTTCGAGCTGGTAAGCACCGGCATGTTGCTGGCAGGAACAGCACAAATCGAAAATCTCGCAACGGGAAACATCTTGCAGGATCGCATGGTTACCGCCGGTGCGGAAATGAGATTTTACGCCGCCGGCTGTAAGCACCCCGGTTTAGTCTTTGGATATAGGTCTGACTCTCAAAAACGGCGATTCCCCGTGCTGCAATGCTTTGACCCCGAAACGGGGACGCTGCTCTATGATTTGGGCCCCGAAGGGATCTTTGCCAATGCACGCCGAGTGGCGGGCGTATGGACGCCGTTGCAGATGATTCGCGTAACAAGATACACGACCATCACTCAACTTTACAAGTGGTTGAGGAAGGACGTGGATAATTGGAATGATCAAGACATCGAGAAGTTGAAGGTCGAAAGTCCTTTCTTTGAAGACAACGGCGCACGTCATCCACTGTATAGGTTTGGACACGGCGCATATTACGCCGAAGGTTGGAGTGAATTCCGAAGAGCCGACGGCACCATGCACAAAATCTTTGAGAGTTCGCGCACATCCACCCCGTCAGAAGATTACCCGGCGGCTTTTTGGTTCAACCCTTTCGAGAACCAAATGAACACAACCGCCACACCGGAGAATGCATTGACCGATGACAACGGCGCTGCCATCGGCGATATCAACGCAACCCGAGTCGAAGACGGCTGGTACTGTTCGAGAGTTTGTCCCATTCGTGTTGAAAAAGGAGACTTCAAGATCAACGTGGACAAACGCCCGAGAACGGTTACGCTATACGCGATTGACCTTTGGAGATTCCGAGGAGGTAAGAAGATCGAGACGGGGACGACTTACTTCATTGATTTCGATTTGGAATATATGGCGGACATGGACGACGCAGGGCGCGCTTTCAAAGGAAGAAACCGCCGCGGACTCATTGAAGAGGATAGCCGAAACAGCTTAATTCATGTGCCAATTTTTGAGATTCAAGGTTTTGACTCAAGAACAGACACGAGTATTAAACCACAAAAAGACTGATATGACAGACATCAATCCTTTTTTGCGCCACCTACTGCGATTTGAGGCGGGGGTGGCGGATCGGAACCTTTCGACGGACAAACTTTTTCAGAAGGCACATGTCAAAGGTTTCGCCAACGACCCCGACGACCGCGGAGGGGCTACAATGATCGGGGTGACACTGGCGGCTCTCACACCTTGGAGAAAGCAACACGGGCGCCCCGCCCCGACGGTCAAGGAATTGAAAGCCCTTTCCTACGAAGAGTGGAGGGACATCGTCGAGAAGGATTTCTGGCAGCGGTGCAAAGCCGACGAATTGAAATCTCAATCTGTGGCGATGATGCTGGCAGACTTTACTTTTCACAGTGGAGCACATGGAATAAAAGCATTGCAACGCGTGCTGGCTGTGAAGGTCGACGGAATCATGGGGGCACAAACATTGTCTTCTGCCAACGCCACGCCACCCGCCACGTTGTTTGCCGCTCTAAAAGCGCAGCGTTTGCGGTTTTTGCAGCTCATCGTGAAGAACAACCCACGGCAAAAGAAGTTCATCAAAGGCTGGATCACGAGAGTGGAAGCGATTCCTTTTACAGACTGACATGAAGATTGATTCGAGCATAAAACTTTCACCGCTGATTCTGCTGGTGCTTAGCCTTTGCTTTTCAAGTTGCACCACCACCCGAACCATGGAGCGGCGCGTTATAGTTCACGACACGCTGAAAGTCAACAGAACCGACACGCTTAGATTCACGGCACTTGTACGGGATAGCGTCTATTTGCATGATAGCGTTTATCTCGAAGGAGCAACCACCGTCAAAGAACGCATTAAAGAACGCTGGCACATTCGAACGGACACCGTTTGGCGAACAAAAACGGAAGCTCTTCACGCAGCACACTGGGAAACGGCACAACAGAAAGAAAGCCCAGAACCATCGGGGATGCCTGGTTTTTGGTGGGTGCTGATGTTCCTCGCCATAGCCGGGGCGGTTACCTCTCGATTTGGCAAAAAATAAATAGCGTAAGGTATGCAGTTACTCTCATCGATTCCATCATTGACCTTTCCTGATGAGTGGGAGGCTTTGACCATTTCAACGAGCACGCCTTTGCGGTGCTTAATCAGTGTAAACGGGCACCCGGCACTTGATTTGACGTTACGCCCCATAAACGGACAAATCACACTGCACGACGCCGGCTCATTGATTAGAGACCGCGCAGAGCGGAAGATTGCAGTGGTGAAGTTGGAGGTGATCAAGGACAGCAATCGCACGACTTTGATCACATCGACCGTGATCCCGGTGCAGAACCACATGGGAGAAACCGCCGCGGCTTTTACGGCACGTTCGTTCCTTACATTCGCCCCGCCGGAGAAATTGACCCACCGCGCGGCAACGGAACGCCTCGCATGGGTGGGAAGCGAGACGGCCGTGGCGATTTCGAGCGTTTGGTGGACAGCGCACGGCGCAGTGGAGCACACCGAGAGCATTGCAGCCTCACAAAAGGACGGGGCCAACGTGGTAGACGTTTCACCCGCCCGACTCAATCCACCCGAAGCGGGCGCCGTGCTTTGTCATTACGCCGCTGCATGTGGAGCGCGCCGACAACGCTACGAAATCGCCCCGCCCAACACCTCACAGGGCGGAGGAGCAGAGATTGAGTTTCGGAATGATTTCGGAGTGGCAGACACCGTGCATGCTTTTGGCACCGTGGAGCGCAATGCGAAACCCACTTATAAGACCGCGCGAATCGCGGGGCGTCGACACAACTACGAGACGGAGAGCGAAGTGACAATCACATGCTATTTCACCCCCCTGGGAACAGACACCCGGCAGGTGGAAAGCGTGACGCAAGCCGACGAGGTGGTGCTTTTGCCCATGCGAACGCCTATCATGCCGGTGGAAGCTGAAATCAAATGCACCGACGACACGACGAAGATAAACCACGCCACGGTGAAATTTCGTGTGGAGGAGGAAAGCCCCGCCAACGAGACCACCACGACCGGCAAACGATATAAGATTTTCGACGACAGTTTTGACAATAGCTATGAGTAAGGACGGACAAAGAATGTATCCGAAACGTATCCACCACGCGGAAGCACGGCGATTGCTCAGAGACCGGCAACCGCACCGGCTGAAAGTGTGGAAAATGGCGACGGGGGAGATCCTTTTGTATTCGCGTGCTATCTATCAAGGGGAACACAACAAACGGCGCTACACACGCGTGCTGCTGCTCCCATCGGGAGAGATACGCGAATTTTGCAACTACACACTTTTCGAGATTGACGACATGAAGATTTATTTGTAATGGACACGACACACGAAGTTTGGACACTCAACACCGAAGGCGTGCAGGCAGTGATCGCGGAAGTGGGAGACACCACCGAAGTCTTTGACACCGTGGTGGGAGCGGCCAAGTCGAAGCCTTTGCCGGGCAGCGCAACCGAGAAATATATTCCGTTTGGCGCCGATGATCAGCTGCCATACGAATTGAAACGACTGATCGACGGTGACGAGGTGACGGCGCAATGCTTGAATTTCAATGTCACTGCACTGTATGGAGCGGGTATTCACACCGGAGAAACAGACCGAGCAGCTGAAAATTGGAGTGCACGACAGGCTTTGCCCATGTATGTCTTGGATCAGAGCACAGACATGCAACTTTATTATTTCGCCGTTTCGGTGATCATCCTTTCGGCAGACGGCAAACTCATCAACAGAATTGTGCACAAAGAGGCACCCTATTGTCGATTTGCCGAAGCAGACCCTTACGGAAATATTCCGTTTGTCTATTATGCCAACTGGCATGCAAACCGTCCCAAGCCCGAAGAGATCGAGAAGATTCCACTGCTCAACATGAGAGACCCGTTAGGTGATCTCAAAGTGCGAATGGGACAGGAGCCCGACCCGAAGACCGGGCGGAAACGGACACCGCCCCGCGCACG